GTTAAAGGAGGTTGCGTAATGAAACAAATAGATAAAGATACCATATCGCTTGAATGGTGTACTGATGACGTATTAAGCCAATGTGATTGGTTGACCAAAGAACAAGCAAGAGAAGTATTAAGTATGTGTTTACATAAACATGATGCTTCTCTTGGTCTTTGTTGGGAAACGATAGAAATATGGGCATCTGAAATGTACCCATATCACTCAACTAAACAAGTTTAATTAATGGAGGTAGCATGACTATAAACTATACAACTCAAGAAAAGAAAATGTGCCAATCAATAGCAAGGATTGGAAGTCCACCAGATTATCGTGACTTGTACACACACCTTGCTTCAGTAGCAAAACCGTATGGTAACTACACGACAGAAGTTTGGATAAACAAGATGGTTGCAGAAACAATCAGAGTTTATGAACAAAACCATGCACAATATATCGAGCAAGATATTGTGGAACTGCGTGTTGATACTCAGCTACGACACATATGAAAAACACAGTAAAGTATCAATACAAAACTATTATAGAAAAGCTAGTGTTCCTGCGTAGAATACGCAAAATTTCGCAGGAACAATTAGCATTACAAATAGGAATTGATACAAAATTATTTGGAGAATGGGAACGCATGGTGCGTGAACCAAGACTCTTTAACTTGCTTTGTTGGTGTGAAGCATTGCAAGTTTACTTAACTATCACAGCAACAGATGAGGAGTTTTAAATGGATAGTGTAATAAAAATGGTCAGAGAAAAAGCAGACGAAGCAAATCTTTGTGGAAAACTAACGTCATTATATCAAGTATTAAATGATGTGCAGTCAAGAATCAAAGAATTAGAAGAAAAATTACCTAAAGGTTTTTGGGATAATGACAAGCAAAAGTAAACGTAAAGGTAACTATCACGAGAACTGGTTTGTTAAGTTATTCAACTCATGGAAGTTACCTGCAAAAAAAGTGCCTCTATCGGGTAGTCTTGGTGGTGAGCATACTGGTGACATCAAACTTATTATCAAAGATAAAGAGTATGTTGTTGAAATAAAATACAGAGCAGTAGATAAATTTCCTAGTGTTTTCAAAGTGTTACAAGGAAAAGATATAGCAATGTATAAACGTAAAACTGGTAATCCAAGATGGGTTGCTATCATTCCAGATAATATATTTAAGGAGTTAATTAAATGAATTGGAATATGATTTGCTGTATCTGTAAAAAAAATATTGAACCTGATAGAGATAAACATGGTCATATAATTTGGCACGGAGGACACAATCCTGCACCTATTACAGATGAAGAAGAACAATATGCTTGTACTAAATGCAATGATGAAATTGTTGTACCTGCAAGGATAGATGAATTAAAATTAAATACTTTAATAAGGAGAAAAACAAATGAGTAGATACAAAGACCATCTATTAGATTGGGAACAAAGAGTCCATGAAATAGATAACTACTACGCAATACTTACAACAGCAGAAACACAATCAGAAGTTGTCAATCATATTGTAGAGCAGTTAGATTTGACATATGAAACTGATATCAGTCATGTGAGTGAAATCGTTTCAGATGATTGGAATGAATACTGGAGTAAATATTTATGAAACTATCAAAGGATTGGCAACCAAGCCAAGCAGTCATGCAACAACACAAGGAGGTAAACCATGACAGAGAAACAAAGTACTTCAAACATTTCTATATTACTAACCAATACGAAAGACAAGACTGGGATAGAGTCTATAGTGAATGGTGTGCAAGACAAACTAAAACAAAAAACCTTGCTCGAACAAGGACAGAAAAACCCAAACAAAGTAACAAAGGCAACAGTTTCTATCATAGAATATATACTGAAATGCAAGATAAATGAGGAGGTAAACAATCAGTATATGTTCTTTAGATTTACAATGCCTAATACATTTAACTTTGACCACAAGATACGACAGCAAGTTGTAGCTGCACTCAAAGAATGTATGGTTGTTGCTGATGAAGATACCATACGCAAATGGATTCTTGAAGTAATGGTATGCACTAACAAACAAGCAGCACTCAATGAAAAAGATATGGCATTGAAAGCTAAAGTGTATGCTTCAAAACTAAATCATATACCTGCCGACATACTTAAAAATGCTTGTGAGAAATTGTGTTACAAAGAGTCATGGTTTCCTGCACTAGCAGACATCATGAAGTATGTTGAGCCAGAGTATTACTATCGCAAGTCTTTAGTAGAACTTGTCAGTAGTAAATTAATACAACAATTAAAATAAAAGGATGCAAAAATGACAGAATGGAAAACATTACGTCTTTATAAAGATTGGTATGTTACTACAGGAATATATTTTCCAAAAGAATATTGCGAATTTGTAAAAAAAAATTGGAACAAGTCAAAAGATGATAAACCAAAAGAAGAAGAATACAGAAAAAAACTAAAAGAAATTATAGAAAGCTATGACAAAGTAGGAATAACTGTTCAACAATTTGTAAGAAATTCCCTATAGGGATGTCTTAAACAACATGGTGTACCACTGGTTCAATCAGGTCTATGGTATGTAAACATGAATTAACATGAAAAAGACCAACGGACTAGCTATCCGTCAGAAAGTGTCATGTTGTTTAATTATGGTGGGGTTGATAATTTTACTTCTGTTAAACTATGCGCAGCAAAAAACTGCACAAGTTTTAGTTGAAGATGTTTACTTGACATACAACGAAGTCTTTAACTAAGACTCATTAAAATAATCAACCCTGCCACCATTAACTGCTTGATTTTATTAGCATAATTTAGTATGCTGATAGCAACTATGGAGGTTAACAATGGCAGAAATACCAAAGCTGTCGCCTATGAAAGAAGATTTTATTAGAGGAAGTGATATGGTTTCTTTAATGAGAGGTGACTGGAAAAAATTATATCAAATCAAAAAAGGATTAGTAGGTCGTGATGACCTATCTAATATGTTCAATGTACAGTTAGGAACTTTTACAGAAGAATTTAATATGTTGTGGGCAGAAAAAATTTATCAAACAACTTTCACACGACAACATTCTGTATCAAAACAATATGGTAATATTACATTACAAGGCACACTTGATGGTATAGCAAAGTCAACAGCTACAAACTATGACATTGGTATTGAGTGTAAGCACACACATTCAATGAATACTATGGAGAATATGATTAACTATTATATGCCACAGATACAATTTTATTCTTATCTATCAGGTATAAATAAAATAATACTATCTGTTATATTTGGTAACAAATGGGAAGCAGTAGAAATTGAATCATCAAATGATTATCAAGAAAGATTATTGCAATCTATCAAAATGTTTTGGGAACATATCATTCACAACAACGAACCTGATAAGACAAATCCCATTGTAATAGATACAGAAATTAAAAATAAAATATCTATCAATGGCAAGGTTAAGCGAGATGTATCAAGAAGTAATAGCTTTGCACTAGCAAGTACAGAATATTTATTGCATGAAGAAAGCGCAAAGATATTTGAGAACGCAAAGAAAGAAATAAAAGCAGAGATGAATGACAATGAATCTGAAATATATAATGAAAAGATAAGTGTCAAAAGAGATAAGCGAGGGTCAATTCGCATAACAAAGAAAGGGTGAGCAGACCCACTCACCCCTTCAACCATCTGTATAATGGAGGTTACACATGACAGATACAAATACTAATACCAAAAAAACTGTGCAAAGTAAAGCACATCCCAAAGTTACTGCGACTTTGAAACAAGCATTGCTTGAGTTTCAAAAACTTGCTGTGACTGCCAAGAAAGATGGCAAGAATCCACACTTCAGAAGTAACTACTCTACATTAGAGTCAGTTATTACAGCAGTAAATGAGGGCAATCAGTTTGGTTTATTCTTTACTCAAGAGATTGACTATGTTTATGTCAGTCACAGAGAAACTATGTCAGAAGTAATTGTTGTTACTACTGTAAGGCATATCAATGATACTAATAAATATGTATCAAAGTTACCTATCATATTATCTCAAGCTAATATGGAGAACCCACAAAAGATTGGTAGTGCAATTACATATGCTAAACGATATACATTGCAATCTGTATATGGTCTGCCATCAGAAGATGATGATGGTAACAAAGCATCAGAACCAACAATCAAAGTCAGCAATTCTAAAAAATCAGAAGGAGTAGAAGATGACGGATTATGATAACACAGACAGAGGTAGTCTATTCAAACCTAGAGCAGATGAAAGTCTGCTCGTACAAGGCAAACTAAATAGTCAAGGTGATGAGTTCAGATTAGTGGTAGTCAAAGCATCACTACCTGATGGTGGAACAGCAAGAGATGTTTACCAAAAAGTAGGAACAATGTATGAGAATGACAAATCATTGAATGAAAAATCACCAGACTTTAGTGGACCAATAACACTTGCAGGTCAAGAGAAACGTAGAATAGCAGCATGGAAAACTGTATCTAAAGATGGTAATACAAAGTTCTTGTCTTGTAGGATAGGTGATTCAACACCAAGACAAGATGATGTTGTTACTACTGCAACAGTTCTTGAGCATCAAGAAGTAGATTTAGGAGGGGAGAAACTAGATGACATACCATTCTAAATATAGTCAATGTATGACTTGTGGCACAGATTTGCCACGAGTCAAAGACAGACGACAAAATCCTACAAGATGTAAAGAATGTGCTAGAGAAAAAGCTAGTCATTGGAAAATGAAAACAAATGACTTCAAGCCATCTATACATTGTCCAATAGAACAATCACATACAGCATTTGCATAGGAGGAATCAATGACTGCAAGAGCAAGAACGCATGACCCAAAGACTTCATGGGAAGCTGCTAAAAAAGTTGATACAAATAGATTAGAACAAATTGTATTAGATTGTATCGAAGAACACGGCTTGTATGGTGCAACACATGATAATGTTTGGAATACATTAATCCAAAAGCACGGATTAATTTTTAGGGAAGGAAGTATTACACCTAGATATGCTACCCTAGAACGAAAAGGTTTCATCAAAAGAGATGGCACTACACGCAAAGGCACAATGGGTAGAAGTCAACTTGTCATGTATTATAACCCTAATAAAACTTGATTTAAGAGGCATACAGAGGGGGTAACGACCCTCTCTGGTATGATTACACCCTAGAAAAAGGAGATAATAATGAAAAAATATAAATCTAAAATAGAATTTAAGTTACAAACTGATTTTGATTTATCTAAAAGACAATTAGAAAATATTAAAAAGTTAATACAAGAACAATTGTTTAAATTAAATTGGTTAAGAGGTTTTGATGCTAAAATTGGTTCTTTCAAGGAGGAATAAATGGAAATAGCCACAAATAAATTTGAACAATTAGAAAGAATTGTAAATGATTGGTGGCATAGTATGCCAGAAGAAATGAGAGATGAGATAAACAAATTTTATGACAATCAAAAAGAAAAGGAGATAATGATGTCGTGTAAACCAGAAAAAGAATTTTATATTGTTCCAGTAGCAGGTGCAATACGCATTTACATAAAACAAGAATTACATGAAATTGAAATGACAAAAGATGACATGGCAGATTTAGCTACTGAAATACTTGCAAAACGTATTGAAATGAGGTAAAATAAAGTGTTCAATCGATACTTATTACAAGTGTCTTTAATTAATGTGGGAATGGGTAAAGCATTTCCACATTTTTTATTTCATCCCACCTTTTTCATACGTTGAACTAATCTATCTGCACGATTTGTTACTTGTTTATACCATCTACTATCTTTCATTTGGTTAGCAGCTTCTTCCCACTCACGATTATCAACTGCTCTTTTCATTTTATGAAAGCGAGATAGTCTAGGTCTACCCATGTTAAACATCATGTTACATATAATTAGTTGTGCTTCTTCAGGTAATTCATCAAAGTCATAGTAAAGTTTTTTACATTCATCAATCGTAATATTAATATCTTGTTCAAATAATTCGTTAACTCTTTCTTCACCTATCTCTGTACCAACATCAAGTCCATGTTCAGGGTCAGTATCAGTAATTAAATGTCCTATACCACAAGTAGCTAACCCAAGATGGTCAAGATAAACTTCATACTTAACACCTTCATCAACTATTAGTTCTTGTCTTAATTGCTCAATGTTCATTTGATAACCTCTTATTTTCTATAACATTACATACTGGGCATTTCCATACATCTTTAAGTTCTGTAGGAATCATTTGAACTTTACATCTTACACATATAGGTTTTGTCATTTTGTTAATCCTTTATACTTTTCAAAACTACGAAGTCCACCCAATCCAAGCATACCCATAAGCACAGTCATCAGACTACCCATGTCAAAGACTGGCAACTCAGGTATCTGTATCTTCAAGTATGCACACACAAACAAAGTAACTGGTGCAAGGACAAAGTGCCAACACAACGCAATGCCACAAGTCCAACCTATAAAAGGTCGCCAACCTGCAACAAAGATAGACTTGTGCTGCGCCTCAGCTTTGTTAATTTCAATTTGACCTTTAGCTAATTCTTGTGCGTGTTTCTCTGCCATAGTAGCCAAGTCGTGTGCCAATTTGTTTTTGACATCTTTGTCCTCAATAAACTTACCAACAAGTTTACTTACTGGACCTATTAGTGCTGTTAACATTTTGCATCTCCTTGTGTTCGTGACCCATCCATATACCAAATATACCAGTCATTGCACCCATAACTACAGATACAAAAGCTGATTGTGGTGCAGTAGGTTCTGTTAAATCCATAAACCATTCGCTACATCTCCAACACATAAAGGTTGAACATAGCATCATAAATCTAGGTAGAATTTTCCACTTTAAAAATCTTTCAACTGTTACCATAATCTAATCTTATCATTAACTGTAACTAATTTACAAAAACATTCATAACTTTTTGATTCGTCACCTATCTTAACTACTTGTTTATGTAAATGGTCACGAAAATAAATGCAATTATTAATACTACTTAAGTGCATTGTACCTTGTGGATTACCTGCTAAATAACACATAAGTAAAAATGCAGGTTTCATCTCC